TCGTGTCTTGATAGACACTACGTCCTGTGAGTATAGCCCGCCTCGTTCACGCAATGACTGAAACTTTGTAGTCGTTACAGTTTGAACCAAAACGGCAACCATAACTAATCCTAAAAAATAGGATACTAATCTAAATGACTTTTCCATAAGTCCTCCTTTCACTTAGTGTTATTTTGGGCATAATATTGCACCGCAACAACATTACATTAAGGGAGTTAACTTCACGAGGCTCAATTAAAGAACCCTGGGTTCGTGTAGTTGTCTCCATTGGACGCACAATCTCATAACTTGTGTGCCTTTGGCGAACTTGACCGCCCGAATCTCACGGGTTTCCAATTGGCCAAGACTCGCAGGATTGTTTCTGCTTGTGACATACTTTAATCCAACTATCTTAGTTTCTTTGCGAAACGTACAAATATATAGTTCATAATTCCAAAATCACTAGTTAAATAGGCCCTATCTTCTCATTTTGGAGATTTCTACGGCTTCTTCATTACTAAAAATTGGAACTGCATTACTCTTGTGCATAGTACCGATGCCTTTGATCATTGTGCCTGTATAAACTTTATCTGGTGCTTTTAAACAAGGACCGCCAGTAAATGGTAAACTAGCAATCTTTGGTGTTTCTCTAACGAATGGCTTGTTGACTACCGGATTCATCGTCGGTGCCGCTAGTCCACGCTTACGTTTTTTATCTTCGGCTTCGATGGCCCACTTCTTTTGAAGTGCCTTCCAACTTTCGTCTAACTCTCTAGCCTTTTTGGCATGTTCAGCAGAACGAAACTTTTGTTTGCCTTTCTTTTTGCCAGTGGTACTAAGCCACGGGCCTTCTAAGTGCATACTCAAAGTTACCTCCAAATATTGTTACTATAGGATTATTATATAACAACTTTTGGTAACTGTCAAGTGTTTTGGTTTATACTCGAAATGACTCGCCACAGCCACAACGGTCACGTTCATTTGGATTGGTAAAGTCAAATCCTTCGTTAAGACCTTTCTTTACCCATTCAACTTGTACACCGTCCAGGTATGCTAGACTTTTTGGATCAACAAATACGTGTACACCGTGACTAACAAAACTCATATCTTCTTTTGTGGGCTCGTCAACAAATTCAATCATATAAGCCATTCCACTACAGCCTGTAGTTTTAACACCTAATCGAATGCCTAGCCCTTTGCCCCTACGGTCTAGTGTAATCTTTACTCGCTCTGCGGCTTTCTCAGACAGTGATATCATTTTTTGCCTTGTAGTCTGCTACTGCGGCTTTGATAGCATCTTCCGCAAGAATTGAACAATGGATTTTAACGGGTGGAAGTGCAAGTTCTTCGGCAATCGCGCTGTTCTTAATCTCTCCCGCTTGATCCAACGTTTTTCCTTTGAGCCACTCGGTGACCAACGATGAACTAGCAATAGCACTTCCGCATCCGTATGTCTTGAATTTCGCATCCTCAATAATGCCCTCGTTATTAACTTTAATTTGTAACTTCATCACGTCGCCGCAAGCAGGTGCTCCCACCATGCCTGTGCCAACGCCTTCCTCGTCTTTAGGGAAACTACCTACGTTGCGAGGATTTTCGTAGTGATCTATAACTCTATCGGAATAAGCCATTTAATCTCCTTAAACTGAAAACGAACTTCCACATCCACAAGTTGTTTGTGCATTTGGATTTTCAATATTAAAACTAGAGCCCATTAAGTCATCGATAAAGTCGACTTTGGCTCCTTGCAAATAGTTCATGCTCATTGAATCTATTAATATTCTACCAAATTCAAAGTCGTCTTCTTCTTTGTTTTTTGCAAAATCGAACACGTAATTAAATCCCGAACATCCTCCACCTTCTATTGCAATTCTAAGGTATTTTTCTTTGCTTTCATCCAGCACCATTTGAATTTCTTTTTCAGCGGTTTCTGTTATTGTAATCATGTCGTGTCTCCGTTGTAGTAATATTTATCGCACAATTATCGTAGTTTAGTATTATTTTTGGTAGTTGTCAACCGATAAATATGAATATGCCAGCACTAGCAAGATTAACAGATTTGGGAGAAGGAAAATGTCCTTTGCACTCCCCTAGCCCACCGGTAGATTATACTACCACACACATTGCCGGATGCAGTACTGTGTTTACAAACAACCTAGCACAACTAGTAGCCACTAGAGATCCTGGCGAACAATCCTGCGGACATACTAGCCAAACACTTACTGGATCTGCTACTGTGTTTGCAGAAAACTTGCCTGTGCATCGTATTGGAGATACAGGCCTTGGACAAGGCGGAGATACATATACAACTATCACCGGAAGTTCTAATGTGTTTAATGACGGAGCGTAACAATGCCTTTACTAAATTTACCTAGCCCACCAGATGGGTTTGATTTTGCTACTAATGGATTTGGTCAACAAACCGGTACATTAATCAAATCTGCGGCTAGTATAGTTAATGATGCGGCAAAGAAGATAGCCAGTTCATTTCCTAAGCCTCCTGCAGATGCAGGCACATTTACTCCCCCGGCAGATTCTAATGGTCCTAGTTTAAATGCTACTATAGATGCTATTAAAAATGGATCTATTAATAAAAGTATTACCGCTTCGATTAATAAAATCGGCGACGTTGCTGGATCATTGCCTTCTGATGTCAGCGAAGGACTTGCTTCTGCACAGGCCGCAGTAGCCGCAAAGATGGCCGCGGCGCAGGCGCAACTTCCTAAATTAATGGCAGTAGCACAGGCTAATATGGATCTAACAACTAAGAAAGCATTAGCAGCCGGTGCACCACCAACTGAAGAACAACTAAAAGCCGCCAGCGGTGCATTGGCTATATTTCAAGATGGACCTGCCGCTCTAAAAGCACAGGCAGAGGCTGTTAGTAAAACTGTAGCACAGGCAGGAGCAGACTTTGGTGCAAAACTTCCTGCGGCATTAAACACCGCATCTAATTTTGCTAAGGCAGGTTTAGATAAAGTATCAAGTCTTGCCACCGGCGCAGGCGCATCAATTACTTCGTTTGCTAATAGTGTACCTCCGCAGACTATCCCGGATCCACAGAATCCCAGTGGTCCTCCTATTACTAATCCGGCATATACTACATTTGCCGCTAATCCTGATAATGCCAGTAAGTTAAGTAGTCTAGCAAATTTAAAAACTGCTATGACTACTGCGGGTGCTGGTCTTACTGCGGCATTTGGTGCAATCGAAACTAAAGCCAATACGGCTGTTAGTGCAGGTGTTGCAGATTTAAAGGCATTTGCATTTGCTAATCAATTGGCTCAACCTGCAGGTGGCATTATGGCCACGGCCAGGGCCGCTACGATTGATGCTAGTCAAGTTAGTGCCGCACAAATTAATAAAGTTGTTGCACAGGCCGCTGCCAGCAATCCAGCACAACCGCCTAAGTCTCCAGAGTCTGAGATTAAAGAAACAAAAATTAAAGAACCTGAAACTACTACTACAACTACACCTAAAACAGGAATCTTTGGCAAAGATCCTAATGAAAAAATTTCAGAGGCATTTGTTGAAGCCTATGCAATAAAATGGAGACAAATTAGGACTTACTTCGAGACTATTACTGCCAAAGATAATTTTGAAAAAAATCTTAATGCTTGGTACCCTGGATATGTTGCTATACGAGATAAAGGAAGACAAGTAGTAAAAGACAAACCAGATCCTGCTACTAGAACAGCCGAAGAAACGTATTACTCAGATAAGCGTGATAAACTTAACGCAAACTTCCAAGAATATTCTGTTTTTTGGAAAGGTGCTAGTCGTACTCAAGCTCAAACTAATGAGAGAGCACGTCAGTGGCAATTGCTTAAAAAGTTATTTGACGAAAATAAAACATACGGCGAAGCACCGTTGAGTATTGAAACTGCTATTAAAACATCGGCTGTATTATCCGATGAAGAGGAAGCAAAATATTTTAAAACGTATGCGGATTTGATAAAGGCAAAGCCTGAAGCGGCCTTGCCTAGTAGTTTAGATCAACCGTTTTCAGCGTAATTAAGACGCTAACGTGATCCCAGTTGTTGTTTGAATGAACTGATCTGCAAACTGTTTGTCTGTTGCTTCTGCTACAGTTACAGTAGTCTTAAGTAGTTTAACTTCTTTGTCGGGACTTACTGTAAACAAATACGGCATAAGTCCTGGTCCTTTTGCACCCATACCAATAACCATTGGCTTACTCAACTTATAGTAAGTTGCTGTTTCCTCTGTAAGTTTGGCTACTAATTCTTCTCCTGAAGTTAGTTTAAGTGTAATTACTTCGCCTACTGATACGCCTTTGTCAATTAACATATTATCCCTTTAATGTTTCAAAAAATGCTTCGTCTTTACCTGCTAGGCCCTGATAGCCACCAGGAAGGAGAACGCCATCCTTAAAAATTTGTGGAACACTACGCAAGCCTTGATCCATAAGGAACTCACGTGCATCTGGTTCATCTTCCATCATAATTGTTTTAAATGGAATACCTTTGCTTTCTAACAATGCTTTTGCTCTGTCACAAAACGGACAGTTTTGTTTTGAATATACTGTAATCATACTTCTCTCTTATAAATTTGGTAATGCGTCATAATCGATTGCATCGCTCATAACGCCAATAACGTAGTTAGTGCTTTCATTCTCTTGTAGAGCAGTTTGTTTTTTACTAGTATCGCTGTGCTTGTTAAACCAAGGAATAGGAGTTGTCTTAGGTGCAGGGTTAGTGTACTTAATGCCAATCTCCTTGAGTGCGTTATATGCGGTGTAATCTACAAAGTCTTTAAGAATGTTAGCGTTTAATCCAATCACTGGTCCTTTTTGGAACAAGTAGTCGGCCCATGCTTTTTCTTCACGTATTACATCCATATATAGCGCCAAGACTTCTGCTTCACACTCTGTCTTGATTCGAGCAAAGCGAGGATCTTCTTTGACTACTTGATTGATCAAATAGGCAGTCCAACCTTTGTGTAGTAATTCATCTTGTAGAATTAAACTGATAATGTTGCCATTACCAATAAAGATTTTATTTTCTACCATTGCTAGACTTGTAGCAAACGATACCATAAAGCGGAATGCTTCTAAGGCATAACTTGCGTTCAACGCTAACCAAATTGACTTGACGTGTTCTACTTCGGAAATTTCTTCGCCTAGTTCTTTGCGGCAGTTAATTAAGTGTAGGTCGTCATAATACTTGCCTACACTACTAGCCATGTCTACAATCTCTTTAGTGTCGTGGATAGTATTGAATACTTCTTTAGGCACATTATAGATGTTACGGATGATATGACTGTAACTACGACTATGAATATTTGTTTCAAAGAATGTCCAGTTGTAAACCAGTGCTTCTAGTTCTGGCAGACTTACGACCGGAGTAAAGATTTGACTTGGGCCACGGCCTTGTAAACTATCTAACGCTGTTTGACGCAACAAGTTAGATGTAAAGATATGTTTTACGGCATCGCTGGCATCTTTAAAGTCCTGTGCGTCCTTAGTTAAACTAATTTCTTCAGGTACCCAAAAGAAGCCGCGAGCAGTAGTTTCGAAATTTTGAATTTTAGGATACTTTACTTCCTCAAATCTTTGAATAGTAACAGGACCCTGTGGGTCCAAGAACATCTTACGATTAAGATAGTCTGTCTTTGTGTTTAAATTGTATTGCGCTTTACTCATTTTGTTTCCAATGTTATTTGTCCGTCTACGATTGTTACACGTTTAACTGGACGGCCATCGACGTACACAGGAACTTCAGTAAAGTTTTTCTTAATATTCGTAGCATCGGCCTTGTGTGCCAACTGTTGCCACGCTTTAAATATTTCTTGATGTATGTCGTAAGCGTCCATTATAATTTACATGCCTCACAATCGTCTTCTAAATCTACTTCTACATAATTCTGTGCTACAGTTTGTACTAGTTCTTCTTCTTTGGCTTTACTACCTGCCTTGTTGATTAGGCTATAATAGAAAGTTTTTAGTCCCCAGTAGTGTGCCTGCATCAAGTTCTTAGCAATCAATGTAGTTGGCACTTTACGATCCGCAAAGTGTGCTGGATTGTAGAATGTGTTTGTACTAATTGACTGGTCAACATAGGCCGCAAGTACAGCCGCAGTCTTTAAGTAACCATCGCAGTCTTTCTGTTCCCACATCATTTGATATTTGTTCTTGAGTTTATGATACTCGGGGACAACTTGTACAAAGGAACCTGCTTTGCTTTCCTTAACTGAAATAAGCGACATAGGCATTTCAATGCCATTAGTGCTGTTAATGACAACACTAGAACTTTCAACAGGGGCAATGGCCATAAGTGTAGCATTTCTAACTCCGTGTTCTAACATCTCGCCACGCAAAGTTTCCCAATCAAGTTCCGGAGTAAAGTCTGCTAGTTCATTAACACCTTTAGCACGTAACTCCCAAGGAAACTCTCCCTGACCGTATCGTGTATGTGCGCTATGCAGACAAGGTCCACGTTCTTTGGCCAATTCAACTGTGGCTTCTGTTAGGTAGTAGGCTTGATGCTCCATCCATGTCTTGACATCTTGTAGTGCATCTTTTTCGCCATACTTGAGTCCACGCTTGGCGTGCCAGTATGCTAAGTTAGTAACGCCAATACCCAATGGTTGGATTTCGTCGTTGCTTAGTTTACTTTGAATACTTAGGAAGTCTTGGTAGTCCAGTATGTTGCATAGACTACGCTGAAGGATGCGGCAAGCTCTACGCATATCCTCAGGATTGCGGAATGCTCCCCAATTAATGGAGCCCAGAGTACAGAGAGCGATACGACCAGCATCGTCATCGAGACGCTTAAATGGCTTAGTAGGTAATAGTATTTCACAGCACAAATTACTTTGATAGATTGTATGATACTCAGGATCAAATGGACCTTGGTTCATTACGTTGTCTACAAACACAAGATAGATACGTCCTGTGTCTGTACGTTCTTTTAGAATACCGCCTTTAAAAACTTCTTCTGCTGAAATTACTTTCTTGCGAAGATCTTTTTGCTTTTCATATTTGACATATAATTCTTCAAATAGTTTAGTATCCTGATAAAATGCTTCGTACAAATCTGGTACTTCATTAGGATCAAAGAATGTTATGTTTTCTTTGTTCTTGAATCGGCGCCAAAAGAACGCTGAGAGGACGACTCCGTAGTCCATGTGGCGGACTCTTGTCTCCTCAGTTCCTTGATTATTCTTGAGAACAATAAGATCATCGAACTGATGATGCCAAATAGGATAAAACACAGTAGCACTTGCATTACGAATGCCTCCTTGACTGCAACTCCTTAAATCACCGAACCACTTCTTCAAGAAGGGGATCATGCCAGTGTGCATGATTTCTCCACCACGGATCGGGGAGCCCAATGGGCGTAGTCGACCGATTTCCAATCCAATCCCCGCTCTCTTACTGGCGTACTTAGCCATCATCTCTCCAGAAGCAAATATGCTATCCAGATCGTCGTCACTGCGGATAAGAACACAACTAGAAAACTGCTTAGTTGGAGTGCCAAGCCCTGCCAACACAGGTGTAGCAAGAGTAAACAAACCATCGGATGCTGCCGCATAGTATTCTTTAATGTAACGCATTCTTGCACTATTCGGTTCTTCCTTATGGAAGACTGTAGCCGCGGCCACCATATATCTAACCTGTGGAGTTTCATAAATTTCCTTTGTCGCACGATTGCGTACCAAATACTTCTCTATTAACTGCTCAATAGCCGCATAACTATACTCTTCATCTTTAGAATGGTCTAACATATCATCCATTCTATTCCAATCATCTTCGCTATACCAATTCATTAGTTCTGGTGTGTATAGTCCGACTTCAATATTTTTCTTTACGATCTCGTAGAGGCGAGGAGGCTCGTATTCGCCATATACATCCTTACGTAGCATACTCAAGCGTTGCTTGCCTGCTACATATTGATAATTTACATGACCTACATCTGGATTATGTTCAACGTCAATTAAATCTACAATCGCTCGTAGTGTAATTTCATCGATTTCTTGAGTAGTAATGCCATCATAGAAATGAGGCTGTGCTTTAATTTCAATCATCGACTGACTTACGTCTGCAATACCAGCACATACTTTCGCTACCTGTGCCTGCCACTTTTCAATCGTTAATTTCTCTCTGTTACCGTTTCTTTTTATTACTGTTATATTTGTCATTTACGCCTCGATTGCAAAGTATGATATTTAGTACTGTTCAAAACTGTTCGGACAATACATGAGTTTTTTCTATATGTATGTTCTTTGGAATGTCTTTAATATGCACACTTTTTTCTTGGTCTAGTCCTATTACACGGTCGCCCGCAATTAACATATAATATAACTTGGACTGTTCTTTGTCAAGGCCAACTTGAATCTCATAATGCCAATCTTTAAATTTTTCAGTTAGCATTAATGTATATCCAATTGCCAGTGTTGCGGTGTACTCGCAATAGACATTCTCCTCAATCATCTCCCATGGATCTGGCCATGTTGTTTGGTCATAAGGATCGATGTTACGCACAGATTTTGGAATTGTGTTCCAAAAGTCTATGGCTGTTTGAATTGGATCAGTGTCAGAGGTTAATTGGTCTCTGAGACCTCTCCAGGCGGCTAGGCGATCTTCGAATCGTTTGAGAACCATGTATTAACTAATTGTTTCGTACCAATAGTTAATATAACCATCCTCAGAGACTGCTGTATTTGTATATCTAACAAACACAGTTGGATCATTGGTAAATGTTCCTGCGTTTTCTAAAGTTGCTGAAAAACTTAGGTCTTCAATGTTTGAAGAATTACCAATGGTACTACAGTCGTCTGTAAGGTGTACTAGATCATTTTCTCTATCTACATTAACAAAAATAGTTCCTTGTCTTGTAACGGCCTGTGCAGGGCTTGTATAGAAATAATGAATGATGTGAGAAGTGCTGGTATTAGCAGGCAGTTTAATAAACGGACTACCAGTTGCACCCGAGTCGATATAAATTTCGTTGTTGTATTTGTGTTCCGATTTTACTATGCCTTTTACTTCTGGAATATAAGGAATAGAATTCAAGTATGTTGGATTAGAAGTTAATTCGATACTTCTTTCAAAGTAATCGTTAGTAGAAACGTTACCGCCTGAAACAAAATTAACTACTTCATAGGTTGCAGTTTCTTCAGTACCGCCGTCATTACCAACTTGTACATAGGTATTGCTTTCAGATACGTTGCCTGTACCTGCAATAATTTCGTATCCAGTTTCTGTAATTCTAGAAAAACGTGAATGTGTAACTTTGTTTTCGTGCGGACCATACTGACGTCCACTGGCTAATGAATCTACGTTGTGGCCAAATCTAATTCCTCTACGTAGTTCATAGAATGTACTGTTGGTAAAATGATTAGATTCGATGTCGTATGTACTGTCGATACCATAAGCAAAGTTTGTAATGTCAACATTGTCAAACAAATTACCAGTACAAGATACGCTGGCTGATTTTGCCACTAATCTTAATCCAACGCTGTCTGCATTTAAGGCTGTACTTGGGTATGCCCATACACCTTTAATCTTTAGATTACTAAATGTAGAATTTTTAGCGGCTATTAATTCTAAGCCAGGCTTATTTGCCACAGTATTTTCTAAGGTCATGTCGGACATGCCTATTAACTGTGGTTGATTTAAACTGGTCATAGTAGATGTGTCTGTATAGACACCTGGAGTACTGTCGCTACCAACTGTATATGCTACTGCAAATGCACCTGTCTGGCGAATCACTGTTTTATCTTTGCCAGCACCTTGTAAGTTTGCATAAGGAGGAATACGTAGTGGAGAAGTAATTTTATAGATACCTGCTTCAAACACTAATTTAATTCTGCTGGCTGTAGATCCTTTGGTAGCATCGTTTAGATATAATTGATCAATAGCACGTTGAATGGCTAATGTATCGTCTGTAGTACCATTTCCCACAGCACCAAATGCTCTAACAGAAACTACATCATCAAGACGTTCTTGAACAGTACGTTGTATCGGTTGCGCGGCGCTTGGACCTGTTTGGATTGTGGCATCATTTCTCTTGTACTGATATTGTAATGCTAGGTCAAGAATGTTGTCGTGTTCTGTAATAATTTTAGTGTTGCCCACATACGGAGCACCTTCACTAACACTACCATTACCTATGAACAATTCTTGCGTGTCAATTGCCCAACCAATTTCTCCGCTGGCTAACTGCGGTAAACTAGTACCTGAATTTTTACGTCCTCTTCGATGCTGAATTTTTGATATTTGCACTACAGCCATAATCTACACTCCGTTATGACTGTATTTATGTGTTTAGGGTAGTCTATAATATTGTGCCACCCTGTCACACCAGCGATTTGTCCAGTAGTCAAAATCTGAAGGTTCTAATATAAACTCTTGATATTCGTAGTCTTTGCTACACATTAAAATAACACCCTTGCGTATATTAGTGCCGTGTATTTCGTTGTGTGCTAGAGCGTAGGCTGTTAACTGTAAAAAGTAATCCTCGATCCACTCAAGTTTCTTGGGTTTGTTAGTCTGCTTAAAGTCTAGGATACTTTCGTCGCCTTCGTGTATGCCTACACAGTCTGTGGTTCCTGCATATAATTCTGGGAAATACAAAGGAACTTCACTGCCCCATACTTCCTTAATTTTAGGGAATCCTTGTGCAATAACAATCTTAGCCATGTCCAGGCTTTGTTGTGCATAAGGGTTACTCACACTTTCTTTTAGTGGCTCACCTTTAATGTAGTTTTCTAGGTATGTGTGCATCCTAGTTCCGCGACTGGCGGCTTCGGTGGTAATCTGTTGTGCTTTTTGTTCGCCAACAGCCTTTTTCCAATTAGCCAGTGCTTCACGGGCTTCTGCTGGTTTAGTTTTATCTAGGATTGTTGTTACACTGGGAACTTTAAACCCATCTGGGCAAGCATATAAACGCTTGCCAGTGGATTCATCTCTATTAAGTTTAGTGTAGGTATATTTTGGCTGTAATAATGTCGTAGTCATGACGCAATTATAACATTATGTTTACAGCCTGTCAAGAGGCCATTGCTGTATTTGTTGCGTGTTTTGCCATTTGTGCAACAGCGTCACTGCCTGTGTCGCCGTCTACTGGACCTTGTGGTGGTGTTTGATTTTTAGTCTTTAGTTCAATGCCGTTTTGATCAAATCGTGCTACTAATTTTTGTAGATTAGGATCTGCATCGAAGGTTAATTTAAATGTGTCGTAGTCGAATTCTTCTTGGCCAATGTTTGTCATGAAACGATTAATTTCGTCCCATCTAAAATTGCCTGGAATGTTTTTGCTATCGGCTTTACCGATCAAACTCCTAAGAATTAGGATTAGGTTTGGATCGGTTGCCTCAATTACTTTTTTTTTGGTGCTAGTAAACTTGCTAGTTTACGGCTAAACTCGATTGATTCACGAGTAGCACGACCTGCGGGCTCTTCGCCACCTGCCGCTGGAGCAGCCGCTCCTGCTTCTTCTTCACCGCCAACTACTGTGCCTGATTCAGCACCTGCTTCTGGTTCTTCTGCGCCTGCTTCTGGTGCTGGCTCTGCGCCCATTGTTGGAGCGGCTCCTTCACCTTCGCCTGTTAAGATAGCAACTGCTTGTGTTAGTTGCTGACGTGAACTTTCTAATGCTGTGTAGATAGTTGCAAGGGCTGGTTTAACAACTCCCTCGAACTCCATTGATGTATCACTGCCCATTTCGTCTCTTATAGAGTCAATTAATTCTAACATTGATTCGGCCTGCATATTTGCTGTGTCTTCCATCCAGCCTGTAACGCGGTCAACCATGTCACGAGCGGCCATGATTAACTCGGCCTTTTCTTCTTCGCCTTCACGTAGTACAGATTCTACTTGTACTACGGCTTTGTTCTTATTAACTTTATTCTGTAATTCTTCTGGAAGATCTTCAAATGCGATAACACCTTGCTCTACTTTTTCTAATACCATGCTTTCCATTTCAGTATAGCCGCTGTCAGTAGTCATTTCGTTGCTACGCTCTTCGATAGCACGATTTAACACATCTAGGAACAGTTTGTTCTTAGAATATGTTTCGTCTTCGTAGACAGCATTGTAGCTCTCGCTGGCTTCAAACTGACTAATCTTTGTACGTAACTTGTTACGTGCATCTTCTAACTGTTCAAGAGTGAAACTCTCTAAATCAATTTTCTGTCCAAATTGCTGGGCTACGCTTTCGTTTAACGCCTTGGCAGTTAATGGTTTGTTAAGTTCTGTAATACGCATGGTTAAAATCTTCCTGTGAAGTTGTTTTATTATTTATACAATCGACGAGTAGAACAGGTTGTCGATTCGAGCCTTGGCTGTCTTAGCATAATCCTTGACTAACTCAAATCTCCAGTAAGCACTTTCCCTAGTCACAGGGTCCTTTGCGTTCTGGGCTGTTTTTCTGTAAAACTGTGAATCTATATAGTTCTTTCTAAAAATCTCATCGTTGTTTTTAATATCATCGATGCTGTGTTTTTTGCCTTTTTCGTGCATTTTGCATATAGCAAAAGCACTTACTTTTAAAAATACTGTGGCCACGTGAATTTTGCGTTTGTCTGCTAAAATTACGTTCCAATTATCGTCTGTACCTTTTACAATGATATACTTCTTGTATCGTATCTGACGTTTGTTTACTGCTACAAAGATGCCCTGCTTGACAACTATGTCATAGAGCATGGAATCTAAATCTGCGGCGGCTTGTTTAATATCAAACATTTGGATATACGTAAGAAGAATGTTTACCTTGTACTTTAATTAACAGACTCTTACGTATAAGACTTTCGATTATGGATTGCTCTCTTTCATTAAATCCTGCTAAGATGCTGGGCTCAGTGATAGTTTCAAGAAGTTCTTGTTCCTCCTTGCTGGTCCATACATCTATTTTTCTTACAAATTCGTTAATTTTCATTTTAATTCAGCCATCTGCTTTTTAAGGTCAGTTATCTGTTTTGTTAAATCAGCGATTTGATCAGTAATTTCTTTTTTCTTGTCTTGCACTTCTTTTTGATGCTGTGCTATCTGTAACTGCATTTGTTTTTGCTGTGCGGCAGGATCCTGAGCAACCATTTGATTATTAGGATCCAGTGTGGCTCCTTGCGCTGTGGCTCCTGGAGCGGGCGCGGCACCTGGTGCTGGGGGTACTGCTTCTAATAAGTCTGATATTTTCATAGTTGTCTCTGCTCTATACTTAATTCTTGATCTTGTAGTGTGTTAATATGATCATTGAGTTTTTCGATCCATCCCTGACTGCGTAGCATTTTGAATACTAAATTCTCTGTGCCAAATTCTCCATCACGGGCTAGACCTGCCTGTCGCATACGTTTTATGTCTTTCCACATATCTTCTGCTAGGGCAATGTCATTGTCGCCTAACACTACAATAATTCTATCTCTGTAGTTCTTGTACTTATCCTTAACATCCTGTGTGTTAATATCTACATCTTGTCGTGTGGGTTTTTCAATCCAACGACTCCTTAACACGCTGTAAATTCCCAAACTGTGGTGCTCTTGGTTTACGTCCTGGGCATATAGCTCTACGTCTATACCTCGCACTTTGATGTCATGTCTAGCATTATATACATTTTTCTTGGCATCCAGCAGTTCGCGGAATTCTGGCTTGTCTGGTACAGCAACAACAATGTGCAGATCCAAGTCACTCTGTGGAGTATAACTGAATGCCGCGTTACTGCCGCTGACTGTGATATCTTTAACGTCTAACTCAACTCCTATGAAATCTTTAAAGTGGCGAGCAATATCAATCAACGCTCTGCGTACTTCCCCGTGCATCATACCCGACTCAGTGAACAATTTAGGGTTCAGTATGTCGTGGAAGACCACAGCATTACTAATGCTAAAGTCGGGACTAGGAATACCAGTTAATTCTGTGACGTTCATACTATATTTATTCGTCGTCCGACGCAAAAATTACTGTGTTCTTGTGCTGTGGAGATTTAGTATCCAGCAGAGCACGTTCCAAGTCTGCTGTTTCGTTCAAGTCTACAATCATTGGAATGAAGTTTAAATCTTCAATTAACAGACCTGCATTGTTTCCTTCTGCATCTTTGTATCCGTCAGCATACTCTATGCTAAACTTAAATGTCCAGATATTGTGCTGGCCTTTGTAGGCAGATCCAAATCCATAGTCCTTGACATCATCTTCCCTAAGTTTGGGACTGTTGATGTAGTGCGGGTTTACACGCATACCTATGGTTTGAATCAACATTGTAAAGTTTTGATTTTGGAAATAGTCTATTTCCTTGCCCGGCTCTTTTCTTCGCTGTCCAGTCTCAGTAATATCTACTAACGTCTGTATGGTAAACTCTTTCATGTGAGTATTTAACAGCCACAAAAAAAGCCCTAGTTAAACTAGAGCTTTAATGTATCCTGTTGGTTCAACCCATCTTTAATAAGATTGCTACTACTAACGAAATAACGCCTGCAATGATAGTGCCGGCTGTGCCAATAATAACTTTGGTTAAACTCTTTTGACCTTCGATGATATCGTTATGCACTGACTCTACTTTTTCTTCAAGTGCAGTTAAACGACCTTCAAGTTGTCCATAGCGTAAAGCACAAAGGTCAACGTGTGCTTCTAAACTAGTTTTTTCTAATTCTGTTGTAGGCGCTGTAGCCATGTTTTATCTCCAAAATAAAAATACATGCCTAGTTGTGTGCCTTTGTTATATTTATTTATCGGTATTGACCGATTTGCGACCTTTGACAAAGTCTTTGATGTCTCGAAGTTCCACCAAGACTTCACCAACATTGTCTCTAGTTTTATCCCACTGGTGTACTAGTTTGTTGATAACATATATTGCCCACCACCACCATATCACTGCTATGGCAAACATACTAGTCTCACCAAATACCATAGCCCTGGCAAAGAGAGTGTTGTCGCCAAATACCCATATAAAGAAAATGCCTGCAAGAGATACCAAGGGTAGTACTGCCGCTAACCATGCCCATATTTTAATTTGTTTAAGTGTTTTTATTCTGAAGTTGTTGAAGTCGTTCATTTTAATTGTGCCTCTATGAACAATTATTTAATGTATTTTCCAGTCAAAAAAAAGCCCTAGATAAACTAGGGCCCTTCCTTCCCATCCCTGGGTTATTTGCTATTAAGCGATTGTTAAACTAGATGCTAAAGTAACAGTTGCACCGCTTAGGTCGTAACCGTTAACAGTACCCATTGCTTGGATACGTGCTTGTAGTGTTGTTGCATCTACAGCGTGACCATCAACGATAACATGGATCTTGTCTGTTGCTGAATAGTACATTAAAGGTTGTACTTCACGAACTACTGCTTCAAGAGCTTGATCTACTTCACCTGCGCCGTCGCCATCTTGATCTGCTAGTGTTGCACCAGCATCGATAACGAATGCTTTTAATTGATATACTGAGTATACAGTACCTTGCACAAATTTTGTGCTACCATTATAACGTGTTGTTGCTGACATAATTTTTCTCCTCGTGTCATATGCCTATTACTCTATAGGACTTTTGTAATTTTATTTAGCCAAAAGGAGAAAAACCGGTGTCTATCGGTTAGTTTTCAGGATTATTTTTAGCGGCTCTGCGCTGTTCTTGAATTTTCTGTACTCCACGGCGGAATTTGCGTGGGTCACCTGTGCGTATAGCATTAAGGAAACGGCGTTCTAGTTCTGCACTTTCTTCCTCATTGAACTGCTGGCGCACTAAACTTAGTAGATTAACTGCGCTGTCAATGATATTTTGACCTCTATTTTCTATTAGAAGTTCTGTATTTCTACTATTGCCTAAACTACTAAGTTCTTCTAAAATCGAACGTGTACGTTTTTTCATAAGCCCTGTTTCCTGTTATGTATTTACCTATTATACATTAAAGATTTTGGAATTGCAAGAGTCAACGGAAGTATGTGGCACTGCGTTATATTGTATAAATATATCAGTAGAAACCATGAGTTACTACACACATACACGGAGAATACAAAATGTTCAAATTTATTGCTGACTTTTTAAAGTCGTTTCAAAAAGCGCGAGTAGCCGCACACTTCGCAAGAATGGGTGATTACAAAGCCGCACAATCAATCTACAGAGATTAATAATGTCTTACACTATCTATAAACTGCCGACTCACGAGTTCTATAGATATAGAACTCACTTGTTAAGTCTCGACGACGAAACTAGATATCTACGATTTGGATTTCATATTCCAAATATAACAATTAATGAATTAGTTAATCGTTGGGAATTAAATTCGGATAAGCATAAAATATTTGCTATTGAAAACGATAACTTAGAAGTTGTTGCTGTAGCACATATCAGTCTAGAAGACGATCCAGCAGAACTAGCCTTTAGTGTTTTTAAAGAATGTCAAGGTCAAGGTATGGGCGATGCTCTAATGGCTCGTGCTATTGAATACTGTCAAAATCGTAATATCAAACACGGCTGTATGGTCTGTTTAGGTATCAATGACAAAATTAAAAGCCTGGCTAGAAAACACAATGTTCTTGTTAAAACAGAATACAGTGACAGCCACGGTGAAATAGAAATTCCAAACCCTACTCCAGTTAGTCTATGGAAAGAGTACATGGAAGACAATTTTGCTAAGATAGACCATCTAGGCAAAACACAAAGGAAATTTGCTCAAATATTCAGATTTCCGTTGCTTTTTTAACAGAAGGCATATATACTATAGATTACTAGCAAGGTGCTAGTTAATCGTAACATACACACACAAGGAGAAAATTATGTTTACACCAGACTTTTACATCGACGGCGTTCAAAACGCTAAAAAGCAAATCGTTAATACATTTATCACTAACGATTCATTCAAAAAAGAACTTATCAAACTAGTTGATGCACAGACTGAGTTTGCCAAGGGTCAAGTTAAAACTACTCTAGCAATCGCAGAAGCATTCGTTAAGAACGCATCAGCCGCTGTTTACACTAAGTAATCATTAATTAACACACACAGGAGAAAATTATGAGTGATTTAACACCAAAACTACCAGAAGTAAAATTCAACAAAAACGGTTATGAAATTCGTACTGACATACTAGCAATGGCTAAAGACTTAGTTAGCCAAGACTTCCATGTGAAGTTTCAAGGTTGGGAAATGACTGCTACTCGTGATGAGAAGACAGGTCAGATTGTTAGCAAAGTAGATATGCCAGAGTTTCCAGGACTTGAGAAAGTTTTAGAAGCCGCTGAAAAGATGTACGCTTTTGTTAATACTGGCGCAAAGAAATAATAATTATTATATTAATCCCATAGGGAAATTATAGAAAATAAAAAAGGACTCTTCGGAGTCCTTTTTTATACTTGAGCGGCAAATATTGTGCCGCCTATCTTTTCGCCGCCAGCGGCTATCATCTTATCTCTAAATCCAATGTTAGTGCCTGCACCGTAGGCCGCACTAGAAGCCGCTGTAAAGTATTTGAGATTTGTTGGAACTTGCGGAAGAATATTAATTGCGCCATCTACAATGTTAGCCAATTGTCTATCAGTTGGGCCACGTGTAAAGTTAGCACTTGGGCCCGGATCAAATCTTGTACCAGTAACTGCTTGGAACTGATTTGGAGCTCTTAACACACTGATAACATTGTCGCCCCAATTACCTGTGCGTGTTCTGTTTAGGATAACGCCCATAACATAGGCTTGTTCTTTACTGTTATTGCTTGCTTCAGCAGTTGTAGCACGTAACAAGTAATTCCATTCTTTGTCGTCCATTGGACGTCCTAGATACTTTTCTGCTGTTGCTCTTGCCTTTTGCGTACTCTCGGTGCTAGTTAAGGCTGCAACTTCTTCAGCACCTCTGCTATAGTCTAATGACTTAACATCCTTGTTAGTACTCTTTGTTAAAGTAGCCAATACTTCAGGCTTGGCTTTGAGCATGGCGTTCATTTTATCCGCAGTTTGCTGATTAACAATTCCTGTTGCTTCTAAGCCATTCTTCTCTTGGAAGGTTTTGATAGCACCTGTTGTTTCTTTACCTTGAATCCCATCAACACCATATTTAGGTAAAGGTACGCCCAATGCTTCTAATGCCTTTTGTGCATCTGCAATTAATGGGCCACGTTTGCCGTCTGGAACTTCTACACTAAATGGAACTGCCGTAGCATCTTTTTCTTTATTGTCTGCTGTATCTTTACTAGCAGGTGCGGCAATAGAAGAACCTGCTTGAAATAGTTTACTGTATCCGTTAAACGGGTGTATGCCATCGCCCTTGGCTATGTTTGGATCAAAGGTGTTTAGTGAACCTAAAAACTTTGCTCCTGCGCCTGCGGCAATGCCGGATAGTTTTTGATTTGCGCCTGTGTAATCTACAGTCCATTGTTTACCATTAGTAAACTTTGTAGGCTTTTGCAAAGGTGTTTTGCCATCAGCAACACCAACTAGTGCTACCGATGCTCCTGCATCTTTTAACGCTTTAATCTGTTGACTAATTGGACCAAAGTTTTCCGATTGAATCTGTGTTCCGTCTTCTGTTTCTACTTTACCACTGTTAGCGGCTCCACTACTTAAAATAACAATAGCACCTTTTGCTTTGCCACTTTTAACAAAGGGCGTTACAAGATTTTGTAGAACAAATGTAGTGTTTTTTCCAGGATTAGTGTATTCTTTGCTAACGCCACCGGCGCCAGCAATGCCATTGGCAATACTGTCTCCAATTACGTAAACGTTGGATTTTGATTCAAAAAGTTTGGATAAGAATTCTTTGGCTCTCATAGTCTTATTTATGTAAACTTCTCTGTTGGGTTAGGCGTTATTATATTATAGCACTTAAAAAGGTGGATTACTATGTTGATGAGGACCAATTATGAAACGCTTAGTAGTATTCATTGCGTTGACAACAAGTTTGACATTAAGCCTGGCAAATACGAGCTTGAAAAACCCGACCCATTCAGTCTCCGTTGCCCAACACCCGACTGTGATACGAAGCGCACAGGTCCGTGTAAATCTACCGAAAATCCAAAAACCTAAGATATTTGTTGGACATCCACATAAAATCTTTGTCTCTGATTGGGACGGAGATTTCCTAGAAATTGATGATGTTATCACCAGTTATCGTCGTAGGGATTTAAACAAGATTGAACACGAAGACGGTATCAGTGATAATGTTCGTTGGCGATTGTTTTTAGCTCGCCAACTAGCATTACTCAAATATAGACAAATTTACAGTTAATCTGCTTTGCCGCACTTAGCACGTTTAGCATTAGTTAACGCACCGTAGTCCACAGGCCATTCTTGTCCAGGTTGTAGTTCTTTTGCGTTAGCAGGATACTTGAATGTAACGCCTGCTTGTTGTTGTATTTGTGCTACTGGTACACGGAACTTGGTCAAGTCGTTGCCAAGATTAACATATGGTTTAGTGTGTGGGAAAGCCCAACCAGCAATAGCACCTGTTTGTTGATCAATAACAATCTTGTAGTAGCCATGTGGAACAATAACGCCATTGCCAATTACACCGTCACCAGCGCCATAAAATGCTCCAACGTATATTGTAAACGGACGATTCTGCTGTACCGCCCACCCACGTACTGAAGTTTCCAGTAGTTTCCAAATTCCACGATTTAAACTGCCGTGTTGTGGATACATATTGGTCATTAGGAAACTCTCATACTCCACGATCTGTGACCAACTTAGGTCACCATCGGGAGCGGCATGTCCTTTGTCGTAGCCTGTGCCTGCGTAGTCATTAGGAGTAGCACCCCCAGGAACTGACTGATCCGCAACGAATGCGTTCGTACGTGGAAAGCATCCTAAAGCATTTTGTGGAAGTAATGTGTATGCTACATAAGCAGGAATCTTAACAGGAGCATCGTATGCTACTAGATATGCTTCGCGGCAAATTGGAGCAACTTGTCGTTGTGTTTGAGCAAAGCCGTAAGGACTGTGTACTTGACAGGCTTGTACTGGTAGTGGAGCACGTTGTTCCCAGGCAAACACTTGGGTTGAAACAAACGCTAACAATAATAATAACTTCTTCATAATAATCCTTAGTAATTAAGTGCTATTATTTAGTTATCGAGCGATCTCTGTAATACGAAGTGTTAGTGCTGTTGATGAATTTGTAACGGTTATGCTATCGTCCGCTGAGTCTCTACGAACACCAACGGTAATAGTCTTTGCTGTGGTACTTGAATTTGTATATCTACCCGTTAGCGGAAATAAATTACCTGTTCTACCGCTTTCATTACTTCTTGTCATTTGACGAGCGTAGACTATTTCAGAACCATCTACTTTGATACGAGAAAAATAACTGTCTGTACCAGCACCACCACTATCTGATGCCGCTCTATAGTCTGCCACGTGAACGTGTATGATCAAGTAACTTGAATTGCTGGTCGGTGTATAACTGTAGGTAAGAAGATCTGTGTCGCTGGTGCTAGTAGCCACTGTAGTATTATTAACAGTAAACTCGCTGTTGTTCAACATAGTATCTTTGATGACTTGTCCAGCTCTCCAAGCACCTGCTTGTATAAATCCAGTAGTGGCCAAGTTACCTGTAGTATCTACAGCCATCTTTACTGCGCCGCCACTTTCATTTAGGTTGTTAGTCACACGGAACAGTTGTCCGCTTAGGACAGTGAATGACCCGTTGTAACTATCAACAGCCCAGTTATTATTGTTGGCATAATACATCAACACACCCGGAGTGTCTGTAGTGCCGTTGTCTAGGGCAATATCACCAGTGCCCAGTGTTTTGGTGTATGTACCAGTGCCCGCTTTAACAGCACTGGCAATGTTTGTAGTGCCACTGCTGTTGCCAATGTTTAGAGTAGTTGCGGCACCTGCAAAGTTAACGGTAGTTGCTGTTGTGTTAAAGATATTAGCACTAGTGTTTCCGGTTAATAAATTCTGTGCTGTAACATCGCCGGTACTGGTAGAGAACCCGCCGGCATAGATAGTGCCAACTGAGTTGATACCGCCACCAAGATATATGTTACCAGCAACACCTACACCACCAGATACTTTCAATGCTCCAGTTGTTGTGTTTGCGCTGTTAGTAGTATCTGTAATGCTAACTGCACCACTAGATGTTAAACCAGTTAATGTTCCTACACTAGTCAAACTACTGTTTACCACAGTAGATTTTAATGTTACGCCAGTTAGAGTATCTGCGGCTGCTGTAACGGTAATGTTTGCGCTACCATTAAAACTTACACCGTTAATATTACGAGCAGTTTGTAGAGTAGTTGCTGTAGTAGCATTACCAGTATAGGCTGTTGTTTGTACAGTACTATCTGGGAATGTTATCTGTCCAGCCTTGTCAAATACCCAAGTCTTGATAGACCTTACACTTGCTGTTCCTGATGACACATAAAGAGTAACACCTGAAGTATCAGTTGTTACATAACTGTCAAAAGGAAGTCCTGCTCCAATAGTAGTGGCTTTCCAATACAAATTAGAACTAGATGTATCACCACTGCTCTTTACGCCAATACTGTTAGTGCCGCTGTCAAGAGTATTACTAGGCAGAGTTGTGGTTCCATCGTTGTTAAACTTCCATTCATAGTATGGTGCTGGGCCGCCTGTTTGGATTGTTAAACCAGTTGCTTGTCTAAATGTATTTGTGTTAGATAAGATTAAACTGCCGGCGCCATCAAAGCCTAACGAACTAGTAAAGCCACTGGCTTTGATACTGTTGACTTCAATAGTAGCACTAGAGCCTAGACTAATACTTGTACCGTTAACTGTGACTGCGCTGTTGGCTAGTTTGCTGTTGGCTATTGATCCAGCCAACATAGTATTAGTTACTGTACCTGTGTCACCAGTTGTTATCACTGTACCAGTTGTTGCTGGCATTGTGATAGTAGTTGTACCAGCAGCCGCACTTGCTTTCAATACAGTAGTGCCACTTGTTGATCCGTTGAATGTAGCACCAGTACCACCTATGGTTGGTAATGTCAGCGTTTTGTTAGTCAGTGTCTCACTGCCCGCCAGTGTAGCAAAATCTCCATCAGTCAGTGCTGAGTTAAACTGAGCAGTGGTTCCGCTGACTGTATTAGAACCTAGAGCAATAGTTTTGTTGGTTAGTGTTTGGCTACCAGTTAGGGTTGCTACTGTTGAATCAATAGCGATAGTAACTGCTGAACTACCGTTATAAGTTGTGCCGCTTAATCCTGTGCCAATAGTTAAGGCATTTAAGTTACTGCCCAGACTTACACCAGATATAGTGCTGTTGGCTAGTTTAGCATTGGCGATTGATCCTGCTAACATTGTATTTGTAACAGTACCAGTATCACCTGTAGTAACTACTGTGCCTGTAGTTGCTGGTAAAGTAATAGTTGTAGTACCTGCGGCTGCTGATGCTTTTACTACTGTAGTACCACTTGAGCTGCCGTTGAACGTAGCGCCAGTACCACCTATCGTTGGTAGTGTTAATGTCTTGTTGGTTAATGTTTCAGCACCAGTTAGAGTAGCATAGCCACTGTCGTTAGTCAGTTGGCTAACGTTAGTTGGAACTGTAGGAGCACCAGTTAACTTACTGTAGGCAAGACTTGTTATCCAGGCAGGGTTAGCATACGATCCTGTTGAGTATAATCCGTTGGTAACTGTTGCCGCATTACCATCAATGCTTACACCAGTTAGTGTTTGGCTAGCACTTAGTCTTGTAAAGTCTAAACTGGTTGTGCCAATATAAGCACTAGAGTAGATAGTTGGCTTGTTTGTTAAGTCTGTGTAACTGCCACTAAACAATGTAGGTGTACCAGTTAGTTTGCTGTAGGCTAGGCTTGTTATCCACGCAGGGTTACTGTATGTTCCTGTAGTGTAGACTCCATCAGTTACTGTACCGGCATTGCCATCAATGCTTACACCTGTTAAAGTTTGGCTAGCACTTGTTCTGTTTAGTGCTATGCTGGTTGTACCAATGTAGTGCGTGTCTGCTCGTAGGGCTACGGTTGAGTCTACAGCGATAGTAACTGCGGTACTACCATCAAAACTTGTACCACTCAATCCACTGCCAATAGTTAGTGCGTTAGTTGTACTGGCTGTAACAGTAATGCCAGCAGAGCCGTCAAAGCTCACATTGTTAATTGTTCTTGCTGTGCCTAGTTTAGTTGCTGTTGCGGCATTGCCTGTAATGCTACCTACAATGCTGTTAGTTGCTGTTAGACTTGTGATAGTCACAGCACCGTTCATAGTTGTTGTAGTTGTAGCACTACCTAAGTTAAGTGTAGCAGTACCACTTGTAACACCCGTACCAATGTTAATAGTACTTGTACCGCCTGCTAAGTTTGTGCCAATGTTTAAATTCTTAACATAGGTAGCACCCGTTGCCGCGGTAAGAATGTTTAGTGTGTGATTAAAAACACTACTACTAGGACCCAATGTTAAAGAAGGTGTTGAGGCATAAGCATTGGTACTGGTTGTGCTGTCAAGGTTAGTAATGTAAGCAGTACTAATACTTGGACTTGAGTTAGTAACTAATGATGTACCTGTTCCAACCAATCCACTCACTAACTGTGTATAAGACAAGTTAGCAGTTGCGTTAGATGCTGTGCTGACTACGGTGAATGTAGTTTGTCTTGCTGTCGCTATAGTATTAGAAACTATTTGTGTGCCGGTACTCAACTGATAAGTTATAGTTGCTGCCGAAGTAAAGAATGTAATCTGTTGCCCAGCAGTTAGCGTAGTCAAGTCTGGCAGTTTGAATATGTGTGTACCGCTTATTGATCCTGTAACATTGTAATATCTAGTTATAGTTGCGGCATCTAATGTTGTAGTAGCACCTGCTGTTGCCACAACGGTAGTAGTACTTGTATCCAAACTAACTGTGACTGCGGCACTACCATTGAAGGTGCTGGCTGTGCCTGTTAAGCCTCTACCGATAGTTAGTGCGTTGGCTGTGTTGACTGTGCCACTGCTACCTAAACTTATACTTGTTCCATTAACTGTGATTGTGCTGTTGGCTAACTTGTTATTGGCAATACTGCCGGCCAACATAGTATTAGTAACAGTACCAGTGTCTGTGGTTAGAACAGCATTAGTAACCTTACTACCTGCTAAACTGGTAATCCAACTTGGATTAGCGTAACTTCCTGTAGTGTAAACACCATTAGTCACGGTGGCAGCATTGCCAGCAATACTGTCTGGAACTACGATACTAGATGTTTGTTCAACTGTTAGAATAACTGCCGGGGCTCGTGGCACTGAAGGACTTGTTTGTGCGGCAATGGTCTTAAGGTAAACATCAGTGCTAGGACTCTGCCAATATATCTGTATCTGTTCTCCTGCTTCAACAGTTAGAATGAACGGATTGATAGCAACCAACTTGCCCAATGATCCTGTATCAGCATCGATAGTATAAACCACTGTACTGTCATCTACGTTTGAAGTAACACCATTGACTGTAGTCTTTAACCAAACACTGACATCCTGTTCTGCGGCATTGTCATTGACAAACTGTAAACTGAATACGATAGAATATGTGCCAGCATAACTGAACGTGATCTTAGATCCGTTCTGTATTGTAATACCGTTGGCTTCATAAGTTCCGCCAATTAATACTAGGTTAGCACTGGTAGCACCTGCGTTAGACTGTTGTGCTGTGACATCATAGAAACTACCGTAGTAGCCTAGAGCACCTGTAGCACCTCCACCCGATCCGCCTGGTATCCAACTATGTGTAACAGAGTCATAGGTTAATACTTGTCCTGTGATAGCACCTGTGACGTTAACATCTGTCAGTGCTGACAAGGATGTAGTCAGTGTTGGTTGATTAGTTACGTTGGCCCAATCAACAGAGCCAGTCCAAGCAGTTGTCTGTGTAGTTTCGTCAGCAAAGTTTATGCTTGGAACAGAGATACCAGACTCTACTGACAGTACACCAGTAGCATAGTCTAAGACAAATGCGTTGTCGTGCCAAGCACCATCGTTGCGAGTAATATAGAAACTGTGATCGTTTCTGCGACCCATTGCCAGTTTAGGATCTCCGTTCCATTCAAATGTAAATGTATTAAATCCTGGACTAGCCGAAACTTGATTAAAGTTAATATCTGGTTCGCTACCAATAACACGAAGAATACCAACACCATCCTGTAAGACACTGGCTGTCAATGTCATAGCCGGTTGGTTAGTGTTATTACTTTCAAAAGCAAATGTACCGTTGAAGGTTGGATTGTTAATTGTTGGACTGGTAAATGTTTTATTGGTTAGTGTTTCTTCGCCAGTTAAAGTAGCATAGCCAGATAATGCGGCACTGGTAATAAATCCTGCGTTGTTAGTTAAGTCGCCGGTATCTAATGGAATAGTTGGAGCATCGGTTAAATCATTCCAACTGTATGTTCCTAACCACGCTGTTGTCTGTGTAGTGTTGTCGTTGAATGTTAACTGTTTGCTCAGTTTAACTTCTGTACTACTAAATCGAATGACTTCTCTATCGCCTGTGGCTACATTGCCTGCTACAATCTTTGTGTAGGTATTAGCAATACTTGTACCTAATACTAGATTACCTCCGCCAGCATTGCCACCTTGAACATACAACCAACCATCACGTTGTCCCACGTTGTCATATAGGCTATTCTCTGCTGTACCATCCCAGCTCGCACCGTTGATACCCATGTCAATGTAGTAGTCTGTGTCACTGCCATTAGGACTTGTTGCTACCCATTCTGTACTTGAGTGAGCACCGTCGCTGGTATTTTGGAAGTTATTCTGTGCGTAGTCGTTGACCTGTGCTTGACTTTGGATAACTGTATTTGGTAGTGCTGCCACACCTGCCGCACGTCCTGCGAATACTGCTGTGAATCCATCAGCATCGCCAGGGAGGATACCTGTAGTGTGTAACTTGCCATTAGCATCAAGATTGATAGTGTTTAGATCAAAATTACTTTGAACTAGAAAGTTGCTGTCGTTTGACAGTTGGCTAACTGCTGTAGGTATGCTTGCTGATGTAATATAGCCGCGACTGGTTACATAACTTTGTGTAGCATAACTTGATAATGAACTGGATGTTAGGTATCCGCTGTCGTTAGTAAATGAGCTAACATTTGTAGGCTTGCCAGTTAAGTCGGCGTAAGCACCACTGAATAGTGAAGGCTTGCCTGTGACTGCGTCCCAACTTACACCTGTGATAAATCCTGTGTCGTTTGTAAGTTGGCTAACATTTGTTGGAACTGTAGGGGCACCTGATATACTAGAGTAGGGAACTGTGCCTACACTGATAACGCTGTTATCGATAGCAATAGTTGTGCCATCAATCTTAATACCACCTTTAACTGTGGTAGTTGCTGTAGGTAGCACATAACTACTGCCGCCCGCTCCGCCTACGGCTAAACCGCCCGGAGTTTCACCGTCAGAGATGCGTATTGTATTGGTTATTCCATCGTACCAAAGACGGTCTTTTTCACCTATACGGGTGTCGCCGTCTTCGTAGTTTCTTCGTTGGGTTCGGAAATCTTGTGTAAATGACATTAAACTATCTCACGTTTAATGTATTTACCGTAAAACGTATCAGTGTTCGCTACGTGTAAGTTTTTGAATAACAGGACTGTCTTTGCCCTGTTCTGCTTTGTCCAGCTCTAAATGCTGTTGTAATGGCGGAACCATTACAGGATCTGGGTCTTTTTCTTCGGCATCGTGGCTTTGTTTATCACTAGAGTTATCGTCTAGTGCATCAATTATATCTGCTAGTGATCTTAGGAATTCTGCGGCTCTCATACAATTATTTAGTTCCACGCAACCATTTTAAATCTTTCTTCAGGAATGCCGAAATATTCGCATTTCCAGCGACTCTGTGCAAAGAAATCCAAGTGATGCCAAGAATTTTTATGTGCTAGTATCTGCTTACCAGCATCTTCCCAATCTATAGCCAACAACACAGGTTCTATAGTTTCACGTACAGATTCAATTTCCGCATAGTCAAAACTATCCCATTCCCAGTGTAGGACTTCAAGTGCGTTGCCCTGTTGATCTACATAGTCCATGCTAAAATCTAATCCCCATTTGGGTCTTAGAGCTATAACTTTATGTATTAAGGGTAAACTTTTTGCCCAGTACTGTAGTTCTTCTAAGGCGGCTCCTGCGTAACCTTTACGTTCGAATAATAGACTGTGATTTAATACACTGCCTTCTATTGTATGTTCCTGAGTAAACCACGGCTGTTTAAGTGCTGTGCGATGTTCCCTATGCTTCTTTGGTTTGGTCCAATTACTGTAGGCATAGTGCTTTTCGAGATCAGTTAGGTCATAACCGTTCTGATCAAATAATGCAACATCCTCTACTGTTGGGATATAAACTATCTTTTCTACAGGTTTATCCCAATAACCGTTGGCGTCAAATTTGTTATCAGTTAGAGCTACGTTGGACATTTTTATCTAAACAATCCGAACAACCACATTCGTTGCAATCGCAGCCGTCAGTCATACAACTGAATCCGCAATGTGCGGTGCACCAGCACTGACATTTAGGTTTTAATCTTTGATAAGTCGTGTCGTTGTTTTCGCTCATAATTAATCCTCGCTCCATACTAATCCTGCAATACAAGGACTAATACTGTTTGTGCTTTTAACAGCAATACTTAACCAACTACCTGGCGGAACTGTGATACGATAAGCACTTAGGTCAATGTTAATAGTTCCGTTAATACCACAAAAGCCTGTATATATAGGAGTATCTATAGTGTTATCAAATGTTCCTGTGACTGTACTACGAACTTCGTTGCAACGAGTAATAGCATAGTATTCGTGTGTTCCTGAAAAACTACTTGGTTCAAAGTATAAGTAAACTTCCACAGGGTCTGTGCTCTGTACTGACAGGCTCATGCTTTTGACAATGGCTTCTTTGGCATTGATGATATAGTTGCCGTTGTTAGCACCTGCTAATCCGTTAGTGACTACAGCATTTTTAATAGTCATTATATGATGTATGATATCTTTTGCTAGGCCTGTTTTGCTTGTTGAATAAGAGCGTGTGAGTTCGTTTAGGTGAATTGTACCTTCGACAGCGGCATAGATACTAGCACCATATACACTTATGTCTGTGGTATTAGTTGTGTTAACAGCGTTGTAGGTAATCTTAAAACTTGGATTAGCAGTATGAGGAGTAGTATGTTGATTAACATAGTGTTCGCGATGTACATAGATCATTGTTCCCGAATCTTGATCTTCTATAGCATAACTGATTACACCTGCGCCTAACCAGCGCATAGCAATTTGGTAGACATTAAGTTTAGTATGATCTAAAGTCATACCACTAGGATTAGAGTCAATGGAATTGCTGCCATCTAGTTTGTCAATGTTCCAATCTTCTTGATAGGTCCAGTTATCTGTTTGTGCCAACCCTGCTTGTCTTACAGTAAATGTAGCAGTAGCATTGCCTGTACTGCTAAAACTAAATGTGCCATTCATCGGGCCTAGACTAGGTGCCAACCACATCATAGCGCCATCTGTTTGTTGCATCAACCAACCACCATATCCACCTACACGGTTAACAATTTCTGTAATTGCATGTGCGGCTGTGCCCGATGTCAGTGCTACAGTATAGGCCGTTCCGTTAAGAGTGATAGTAGCAGTCTGCCCAGCGTTGGGTGCCGTGTTTATAATTAATGTTAAGATTGTGGCCTTACCGCCTGTGCTTCGAACAACTCCAAAACGATTGCCATTCCAGCCAAAGCCCACACGATTTTCTTGATTGGCTAAACCAGCAAACTGACTACTGCCTGCAACGCCCGTAGTAAAACCTGCGGTCATACGACTTATAATGCCCTGTCCTGGACGATAGCGAACAAAACGTTTGCTACGCAATACACCATAACCACCTGCTGTGGTTCCTGAGTGTACTCTAAACATCTGATCTACTGAACCGGCACTAGATCCTGTACCGTTTGTGTATGTTTGTATAACATCTGCTGTGGCGCCATATATACCATCTAATTGTATAACAGCAGTAGGAGTGATTGCTAATGGTTCGCCAAAAGCAGATACCTGACCGGCAACACTAGGCCCTGACAATTTAGCCGCTACACGAATCATTGGCTTACCAGCCAAGTCGTACTCCATGGCCTTGTGTAGGTTTAGAAGGTTTGGTTCGTCCGAGTGGACGTAGTCTGTCGAGTTAGGATTTCTTACACCCATAGAATAACTCCGTTATTTAGAAATTAATCTAGGTCTAAAATACTTGTATAACTTTGTGTTGCTGTGTAAATTGCAACCTTATTTCCAGATTTGAAGTTAAAAATCATTTGTGCATTTGCAGGGATTACAAATTTTGTAACGCTTGCGGTTGGATTAGTCCCAAATTCAATATAAGTCGGTTGGGCTCCTGTTGTGATTAAAATTCTTCTTGCTGTAATTGCTGTGCTTTGTACACTGGCATTATTAGTGCTCACAGTTTGATATCGATTAGTATCAACACCGTCCAGCGTTTGTATTGTATAATATTGACTCATTTGTATTTCCTTTGATATTTAAAATCTGTTTGATTAGAATACTGATTTCTAATCAGGATTCCATAATATTTGTAACTGTAATATATTTATCGTTAAATATTGCTTATGAAACCTTTGTTGATGATACACGAAGTCCGTGAATGGATGTTTGATTTACCCTTAAATGATTACATCTTGACCTTTGATGACGGATTGTACAGCCAGTATTACTACAACGATTGTTTCAAACAATTAACTACGCAGAGAATATACTACATCAGTTCAGGCATTGTTAGCAGTGGTTGTCAAAGCCTAGATTTTCCAAACTGTGTTCAAGCACATAAAAAAGCAAGATTGGGCGACTTTGAAGATTATATGACTGTGGAACAGATCAAAGAGCTCATGCAAGACCCTAATGTTATCATTGGCGCACACAGCCACAGTCACACTAGGTTAGATAACTTTACTAGTCTAGCAGAAAAAGTTGCTTATATTAATCAAGACACTGAACAGATGATACAATGGTTTGAAACAAATCTAGGATTTAAACCAACGCACTTCTGTTTCCCTTACAACGAAGATCCACACGGACTGTACAAAGGACTAGTTAAAAAGTTTGGGATTACTGACTGCGCTGGATCCGGTCGAATACCAATCGAAATGCTTCGGCATAAGGAAGGCCAACCTGATAGCCTCGATACTTTGCCAGCGTGGTCATTGCCTCGATACTCCTAGCATCTGGAAACTCGTAAGTTTCTGTTGAGTATCTACTTAGGGCCTCTTTCTTAGAGTCAATATAATCACTGATGTCTACATAGGTTGTAGGTTGAAACGCAGGTGTTAGTTGATTAAATGTCCAATCTGTGCTAGACGGCACTTCAAAGAAATAAAGTTGATTAACAGTACTATCTGGTTTGGGACGACTGGCTATCATAACTGCATCTGCCAATACTCTGTGGTCGTGATTTATATCTGATATGTTATGTGTGTAAACTACTTCAGGTTTATGTTGAATAAACAACTGTGTCAATAGATGTGCAGTATCATTAAGTTCTAAACTAAGATCTTTATTATTCCAAATCTTCCATTCTATTCCTAGTTGTTCGCAGTTGGCTTTGAGTGCAAACACTCTGTCAGCGGCAACTTGTTCAAAGTTCGGACGCTCTCCGTTACACAAGCAGAATAGTGTAACCTTATGTCCTTCAGCCACCATCCGAGCCATAGTACCGTATGGACCATATGCTTCATCGTCTGGGTGTGCTAGGACAAACAGTATGTTCACAGCATGTCCTTGATAATATCATCTAAGTCATACTGTGCTACAAAACCTGTAAGATATTTTACTTTAGTTAGATCTGGGATTCTACTGACAATGTCACTGTGCGGTGTTGGCACATAGTTTATCTTAGATGTAGAGTTCGATAGTTTAATCACTCGCTCTGCTAATTCTTTGATAGTCACTACGCTGTCACTGCCTACATTAAAGATTTCTCCGTTGATGTTTTCGATCTTTAACAACAACTCAACAGCATCATTGATGTGACAGAAACTACGTACCTGCCCGCCATCGCTATAGACTGTAAGATCCCTACCAACCTTGGCCGCATCAACAAACCTTGGCAGCACCATGCCATGCTCGCCTAACTGCCCAGGGCCTGTTACATTAAAGAATCTAACTATAGTGTAAGGGAATGTACTGGCAGATATCATAAACTCTGTCATTAACTTTGCCGCGGCATATCCCCAACGCAAATCTGTAGGAGGACCAATGTGTAGAGTGTTATCTTCGCTGAATGGTCCGTCGCCGTAGACTTCTGATGTAGAACTAAAGATTACTTTGTTTTGATATCTTTCAAACAAAGGAATCAAACGACTCATTAGTTCAATATTGTTTCTTAATGTAGTTGTTGGATTGTTGACTATGTTAGCAACACCTACAGATCCTGCTAGAAAATATACAACATCTGTTTCTAACAGCAATTCATCAAGTACAGCGTTGCGTATGTCTGCATGAATGAACTTAACTGGAAAGTTTGGAGCACTGGATGTTATTAAGGAATCAACAATAGTAACATCGTGTCCGTCTTTGATAAGACGCTTTGCTAAGTGGGCGCCAATAAAACCAGCGCCACCTAATAATAGATACTTCATAGATTAATTATAATCACTTCCCCTGCAAAATCGTCAAAATAAACATGAGGAATAGTTTTAACGAAATCAGTTTGTTCTGCTGTTAATGTTGAAAACGGAAAGAAGTATCCATTTCCATTTATATACTTTTCAGAATTCTTTGCAATCATTAATACCCCTAATTTAACATTTGGGTTTTGTAAAAATGACAGACAATCGACACAGTAAACTTTACCGTCAACTAAATGTAATTTATCTGTAAGATCTGTTAAAAGTGGATTAATGTTATCTGTGAATGTGTTTTGTATTTTTGTCAGTAAAGTTTTATCGAGCTCGTCTATAGTGATAACATCTGTACCTACGTCCATACATTTAAAGAACTGAGGAGTTTCTAAAGTAAGCTCTGGAAAACCTGCTGGTCTATTTTTAAACAAATTAGAAAGTTGCTCAAAGTCAAATGCGTCTAAAATTTGAGAACCTACAACAGAAATATATTTTTTCTTATCATCTACACGACTATTTGGATTATCTTTTAAGAAATCTAATTCGGTAATGTCTTCGTTTAAATTAGTTTCTAACCAACCTTTGTAGTAGTATGCGGCGCCTTCGTGTAGACAGTATTGATCCCAATAACCCCATTGCATTTCTGGATCGACAAACGTGTCGTATTCTGCTTCTAAAGCAAGTATTGTACTAGTTCTGCGGCAACCAGACTGTCCGTCTGGATTATACTCACAAAGTCTAAAAAGGTTTTCTTTGGAATTTTCCACAGAAGACGCAGGGATAGAGACTTGTTCGTTAGTAGGTTCTGTCATTTTTATTCCTCAATATTCTATAATATTAGCATCTAATACAGGATAGTCAATACCCAAATGATTGACTATAGTATCAATATCTGTTCCTTGTTCGATGTATAGTGTATTTACCCTATTATCTTCATTGTAAAGATAGAGAAAGAACGGCTTGTTATCCTTGAGTTCAAAGTGCTTAAAATCTATTAATTTAATTTGATTGCCGTTTCTAGCCAAATTATAAGTCATGCTGTTGTAGAATGGAGTGAGTTCTAACTGTTTGTGTTGAAGTTTCAAATAATGAAATTCCTGCTCTGTAACTGATTCTACAGGATCTCCTTCCCAGTATTCATAGACCAAAAAACTATCATTGCTTTCTAGTAATTTGGGTAATAGATTTCCCTGATAAGATTCTAAAAATGCAAATATGTCTACGGGCTGTTTTTGTTTTGTCAAATAGCAGTAGTAAGGATCTACTTCAGTAGTGTAAGTATCTGCATTAGAGTAAATGAATTGTAACGCTCGCCTGTGAACGTACTTTTTGTTATTGTGTTCAAAGAAGTAAAAATATATCTTACGAGTAAAAGGCGTGTGGTCTAGTCCGTAAATGCGTTTAAAGTCATCACGGGCTTCCTTTATAAATTGCACCTTACTGTTAATAAGATATGTATTCATCCTCACGCACCAAGTCTAATGTTGAGCAATGAATGCCGCCTGCAAAGATTTCACCGTGCTCTAGTTTAATAGGAATGACTGTAAAACCATTCTTATCTAATATGTCTGCAACACCAACAGCACGATCGGTAACCAACACAGTATTTTCGTCAACACTTAATACATTAACGTCCATACCACGACTGCTGGCTAGTCTAATATCAATATCTGTCATACCTCGTACATCAATGTTTGCTGTTAGGTCTTTAGGATACAAGTAAGTCCAGTTGCGGAACTTAGCAGGCAACAGATCTTTAATGTTTGGGTACAAGGGATTAACTAGGAACACTCCTGGCCGTAGACAGATTAGGCAACCATCGATATGATTATCTGCTACATGTAAGACATGGAAGTCTGTGTCTGGATAAAAGCTCTTGATCCACTCGTAGCCCAAGTATTGATTATAACTGTTGATGTTAACAACACAGTCTTTGCCTATGCGTAGGAACTGTGCGCCATCTACTGCCATTACATAGTTACTGGGAATGTTTGCATAGTCACGACTATCTCCCCAATGCCCTAGGTCAATAGTGTCTTCTGTTAACTCAGTGTGCGGAGCCTTAATCCATTGCCCGCCACGTCCTCTATCCCATGCACGACTATACACATCATGTAACAGAGTATTTTCATAATAACGATTGCGTACAAAAGTAGGAGTTTCAATTAACTTGTTGCCATACACTAATGTTAGATCACGTACATTACTTGCCGAACTTAGTTCACTACGAAAACTAGGGGTAGTAAACGGAACAATCTTATCTAGCACATCGGGTCTGTGTACTGTTACTCCTAGGCTTTCTAATGTCTTTGCCAACCCATCTAACTGTTCATTGCGTTGATCAATCAATTCCATGCTGACTGTATAGTTTTCAAACGGTGCTTCGTAGATGCGTTCGTCTAAGGCTTCTCTATAAAACTGTTTGAATGTAATGTCGCTGATACGCTTGGCTAGTTTTAATTCTCTGCCAACTACTACTTCTTTTAAACGGCCAAAACTTGTGTGTGAGTTAATCACGTAACTTCCTCATTCTATTAAAATATTCTACTTTCTCTCTGACTTTGTCATACACAGGATCATGTATAAGGTGTTCGTGCCAGAAGTATACTGTTCTAAGTTCATCGTCTGTAAACTCCTTTACTGGTGTATACCACTCGCCTATCTGATACTTTTGTATTGGCTGTACGGGCCACAGTTTGTTGTTATAGATCTTGTCCATAACGTATTCTTCTAAGTAGTAGTCTCCGCTGACTGCACGAACTTTCTCCCATTCAGGATCATGATTAGTCATTGTGTCAGTTAGGACATCAAAGAAGAATTTATAAAATCCACTGTCACGTCTGCTGATAGTAAAGCCTGTGTCAAATGGATTACTCCATCCTTCTTTAACTGTACGCTGTTGTGCTGTACAGTAGTCATCGTACTGTCCGCAGATCAATGTTTCACTGTTAACTAACTCTTCCGGTAAGGGCTTAATCAAATTCATGTCTAAGTCTATTTTGATTAGTACATCTTCTGCAAGCCTCTGCTCTAGCAACATACCTACTAAAGGAACATTTAAGAAACCACTGATAAATGTTTCTGTGATAGGCTGATACTCTTCTATGTAAGTTACATTTAATTCTTTAAATCGTTCTTTTGTTTTGTCAGTTACAATGTTGTGTGTGGGACAAAAAGCATAGATAGCACAGTCCTTTAACCATCCGCCATTCTTACGCCAGTTCTCAAAGCTCAGTACTGCTTCGCTTTCAAACAAACGTCTAGTACCAACAATACCTTTCTGCTCGTTAAGGTTGTTAGCATCTCCTTCGATGGCTGTGATTAAGGCATACTTCATACTGCATAGTCCTTTAAACACGCAAACTTTGAAATGTCTGGATAGTCTTTGTGTGAGCCATTAGTGTAGTGTTCGCTGAGTTGATTAAGCAACAATACACCACGTGCGGCTTCGTCTGGGCTCATGTACATATGATAACCCATAATGATACCTGTGTCCTGTGCTGTAGGAATAGCACTGTCTCTACCGTCGTGGCGCATACGTTTTAGTTTCTCATACATCTCTTTGTTGTCTAATAGAATTGCTCCGCCCTTACCTATTGCTAGACGCTTCTTCTGTTGAAAACTAACACACTGGATTTGCCCAGGCACATACATATTCTTTTCAAAACCTACAGCATAGTCATAGACATTAGTGTGTCCAATACGATAGTTGCCCATCCAATCATCGAACTCTAACCATACATTGTATCCGTAGTTGATCAGTGTCATTGGAACACTTAGGTATGTCTGTGTTGGTATACTGACTTTCTGTTTCTTCTTACCATAGTATTCCATTGCTAACAGTATAGCATTGGTGCAACGATCTACTGCCACAGCATAAGGAGCACCTGTGTATTCACATAGGCGTTGCTCAAATAGTTCTACAAAATCGTTGTTGTTGTGATAATCTCGTTTAATGTCTTTAGACATACTGTATCCTTTTTTAACTCGTCTAGCAAAGTGACTATGTTAGTTATCATAGGCACTGGTTTCCATTCAATTTTCTTAATCAAAGTGTTGCTAGTATCTTGCAGTTGTTCGTAGTCGTAGAATAATTCTTCTCGTAGTTTCTCTCCAGGTCTACATCCAATTATGACCTGCGGGTAATCTTTAGGTACTAGGTCCATTATAGACTGCTCGTCGCCCATATCTAAGATGTATGTTGCTTTGGCAAATTCTAAATGAACAATATTAATGATTAACGATACTGCATCCTGTACTGAAATAAAGTAACGCTTCATTTCAGGATCTGTAATAGTTATTGGCAAATTGTTTGCTATCTGCCACTCTAATGTTTCTACAAAGGATCCCGATGATCTAAAAACATTTCCAAATCTAACAATTTTCATTTCTGTGTCAGATGTTCTAGCATATTGCTGTACAATACGTTCGCACCAAAGTTTAGTGTAGCCCATATTGTTAGTAGGGTTTACTGCCTTGTCGCTGGATATGTGTATCATACATTTCACTTCGTCCGAATGATTACATAAATTAATAACAGATAGAATATTGTTCTTAACTACAGAATAAAAGTTATTTTCATCTTCTAGTGTATCTACATGTTTATAGGCAGCGGCATTAAAAATATAATCTATTTGATATTTGTCAAAGATCATGTCGACTAACTTCTTGTCGCTGACATCTCCGACTATACAATGCACGTTCTTAGCACCAATGCCGCGCTGTAGTTTATAGATAGCGTATTCGCTGATATCAACTGCTATAATAGTTTTTGCCTGTATCTGATTTACCAATTCACTGCCAATAGTTCCGCCAGCGCCAGTTATTAAAACTGTGCTGTCTAAAAAATTTTGCAAATCGTCTATGTTTAGTTTGTTTTTTATTTCCAATTTAGTTTCTTCGTTTTATAGTTGTTGACAAACACTTTAAAATTTTCTGTGTGTTTAATAGCAGTCTCTTCGACTAATTTTAATTTTTCTTCAAGAGTAAGCACATCGCCGTTTTCGTGACACAATATTCTTGACAATAAGTATCCTTCAGTCCTAGCAAGATTCTTTTCTCCCACTAACCAAATTTTATCTAATTTGTTACACCAATCCCATGCTTGCATAATATCCATGTTAGGATTCTTCCAGGCTATGGGAGGATTTTTACCTGTTCCAGGTAACATTACTTTTGTTCTGTCTACTGTTTTATCTTTTTCAAATATAAAATTAGGATTAGGATTAAGATCTATTTCAATCTGTTCATATCCGTATTTTTGAAAATCATCGGAAATTCTATTTTCTCTAGAGTCTCCCCAGTCCATTATTTCTAAAGGACAAGCCACTGCTAACTGATCTCTCCAATGATTCTTAACCCATTGGTAAGTAGTTTCTAAACTGTCTAATGTTTCGTGTGGCAGGCCTGCTATCAAACTGATAGTTGCCCTGTACTTGTTACCTACGTGCTTTTGAAAGTATTCTTTAACTTCTACTAGTCCTTCTTTCATTCGTGTAGTGTTACCATTTTTTCCTATGTAACTTGCTGATTTAGGGTTAAATGTTTCTATGCCATAGAAATGTCCAAGGAACCCCATTCTTAATAAATCTTCTCTATCGTGCTTACGATTTATTAATAAATCAGCACGGATGAATCCAGCAAAGTATGGCTTCCACGGTAACGTTTCAACTAAGTCTGCTATTCTAGAAATCTTATAGGGTCTGTCATTGAATGTTTCGTCGCTAATATGATAGTTCTCTATACCAAAACGATCATAGGCGTCCATGAATTGTTCTCTTACGTTTTTAATATCTCTAGTATAATCTTCTTTGGCACCGATCACAGGAAAATTACAGAACTTACAGGCAAACTTACAACCTCGGCTGAATTCTATTCTGCCCCATTCGTTAGGCATTAAAAAGTCTCTATCCTCATATTTGATCATAGCATGTTTCATAGGATATGCAGGATAGTCTCTATTGGCATTTATAATCTTAGTTCTGCTAGAAATATTTTCAAACTTTGGACTTTGGCCATTTGAAAATTTATAGTTAAGTAACTCTTCTATAGCATACTCGCCATAGCCATAAATGTGATAGTCCGAATATGAATAATCAATAAGTTGCGATTGCCCGCCTGATATAAAAACTATGTCTGGATAGTTCTTTTTTATCCATTCAAAGGCTAGACGAAATTTATGTATAGACTGCGCTCTGTTCCAAAGATAAGAAAATCCTATAAACTTTGTATTTGATGTAACTCTAGATTTTACAAGTTCTAACAGTTCTTCCGGAGTCCAATACATTATAAAGTCCACAACTTCGCAGTCCCAATTCAAGGAACGAAGGTGATTAGCCATTCTGTGTATGCCGCCAACTCTATCAATTAGCACAACATTCACAGCCAAAAGTAAACAATGATTCATATAATGTAACGTAAGTCTTTTTTATCGCAGAGTTCTATAACTGCACGGTCGCAGTATTTACAGACTTCGTACTGCATGTTCAAAATTTTCTCGTAGTCGCCGTCCCATTCTTTGCCTTTGCTGGCTTCCAAAAACAAATAGCAGGGATATACTTTGCCGTCAATGTCCACTTGCTGGCTTTTGTTTTCCCAACTCATGCAGTAGGCTTTGCCTTTAACTGGACTAGCATATTTGGCACGGGCAAACTTATCCATCTGCTGATAGTCATCTATTTTTTTAGGATTGGGTCTTAATTTAAGTAGGTTCGTTTTGTCTACGTAATTGGATTCTTCTTTCTGCAGGAATGTTTCTGTCCAATAGACATGACTAAACTCGCTGACCATTTGTTTGAACTCTAGCCCATCAAAGTCATCGCTGTTATAATAAAAACGAATACACTGAGCATAGTCATTCTTATTATCACTACGGAACGCACGAGCATTCTCTAGTATTTTTGCTAGACTAGTTCCTGTACGATATATTTCGTGTAGTTCTTGTGTGCTACCACAAATGCTGAAATAAACTTTGTCATCTGCGTTCATTAGAGTAGATAACTCTTTCCACCAGTCGGGCTTGTGTGTTGCTCCGTTAGTACAGATTTCAATCTTTAGTCCACGGGCCTTCATGTATTTGACTAAAGGAAAGAAGTCTTTGTAGATAGTTGGTTCCGATATAGTACCAACAAGACGTATCCATTCTAAGTCTGGAAACGTTTCTAATTGATCTATGACTTCCTGTAGTGGACGAACTTTATTCTCTGGGTAGTGTTCTTTGAATGCTGTATAGTTTCTATAGCATAGTCCACACTGAGCATTACAGTATGTTGTAAGTTCTAACTCTAGGTCAATAACCTTAGGCATCTTTAACATACAAAGTCCAATCCCATTTTATCAATAAAGGTACGTGTACGCTTCTCACATAGGAAACAATCTGGAAACTTAAAGGATAGGATATCACTGTAGTCCATGTCTTCTTTGTCTGCTGGAAAGTAGTCTTGCTCATTCTCAGCATGAGTATAACAGGCACTGACCTGTCCCCATTGGTTAATGTATATTTTCTTTTGTTGTAGACTACGACATTGTATGTTGTATTGTTTACCGTCGTTGGGCTCAGGACGATTCTTAAACAACAACTTAATAGTTTGCTCCCGGGTCTTAACAGGACGAATGCCTAGTTCTACTTCTTTGTTGTAGACGTTTACTCTACGCACACCTTCTGTTTCAACTTTCATTACATTACTGAATTGATCAAAGATTGCTTTCATCTCTGGGCTTTCTCTATCCTCTGCATTGTACTCAAAACGGATATGTTGTATCCAATCATTCTTACGTCTGTTCTTACGGAACGCCGCGGCATTGTCTAGGATCTGTTGTAGGTCACTGCCCACACGATACTTGGCATGTATTTCCTGTGTGCTTCCGCAGACAGTAAATGCACACATACATTTCTCAGGTACAATGCTACCCAACTGTTCCCACCATGCTGTATCTCTAGTATTGCCGTTGGTAAAGATTTCGTAATAGATATCACGACTGTTTAGGTATTCAATAAACTTAATGAAGTCTTTGTACATAGTCGGCTCACTGACTACACCTGCAACAAAGAAACGTTTAAGTCCTGTGTACTGATCTAACTGTTTAATAATAGTGTCTATGTCTCGTACATTCTTTTCAACCAAGTGATTCGCATGTTGATAGTTACGAGTACACAGTGGGCATGAGAGATTACAGACTCCTGTCAAGTCCATCTCCATCTCTTCTACTTCACTCTTTTTCATAGTGACGTTCATAATATAACAACACACTCCTTGATGATGTTTCTGTTTCTGGTTCTGCACATTGGAATATCTTATTTGTTCTTAGTGTTGTAAGATTCTTCTTACTACATTCCCAACAATGTTCTTCCCCAAACTGCCTATATAACGAACAAGGATCTATCTTGCCGTCATGTCTTATTTGTATATAGTTACTAGCGTTGGCTGGGCATACTATATTGTTAAAATCCTTTCTATCTATTTCTCGTTCGTACAATGCCTTTAAACGATCTGGTAAGTGTATTTTACTCTTTAACTGGTGATGCTCTGTAATTGGCAAAGTATGGAAATATTCTGTATTGTATCGTTCACTGAACTTTGGATAGTTTTCTATAAAGTCCTGCTCGTTATAGTTAAACACAATCCAAGTTAATACACCCTTCCCACCGCTGAACTTATCTACTATTTCTAATCTAGATAACACTCTATCTAACTTTGAATTAACTCTGTATGTTCCGTGTAACTCTTGTGTGCTACCGCAGATGGTAAAGTATACATGTCCTGTCTTGTTTCTAAACAATGTGCCTAGTTTTTTATAATACAGATCATTTCTAGTATCTCCGTTGATGTACAGAGATATCTCAATATCACGTTTGTTAATATAAGCAATCAACTCCAATAGTTTAGGATAAGTTGTTGGCTCTGAGATTGGGCCAGCAATAGTAATAAACTTTAAGTTTGGATAACTGTCTAACTGTGCAATTATTTCTTCTAGACTTCTATAATTGTTTTCATCAGGCACGTTGGTTATTGCTCGAACACACAACGGACATTTGAGATTACAAGCAGAAGTTAACTCTAACTCAATACGTTCAATGTCTGCGTTAGGTTGGACTTTATAGATAGATGATTGAGTCAAAGTCCTTCTCCTTAAATACTCGCACTTTAGATTCTGCTGTCATACGCTTGTGGAATCTAGTCAGCATAGCGTGTTTGAGTTTGTTTGATAATGTTACACCATTGATACCTTCGGGCATAGTAGCCGCAACTAAATGAAACTCTATGTCTGAATACTTGTTAATAAATGCTTCTAACTTGTCAAAGTTAGTGTCAGTAACTATTAATAGATACTGTAAATTTAATTCTGGATCTATAATGATCTCTTCGTCTAAGTCTAAGTTTTCGCTACAGTGATACAGGATAGTATCAAAGCGAGGCAATAGATCACGATAGCGTTTGATAAACAATCCATTAGTATTAATGCTAGGGCGGCAACCTTTCTTTTCTAGTTCGTCTAGGATATATTCAATGTCTGCACGTTTCATACTGCCAACTTCGCCGCCACTGAGTGTTACGTTGTATCCTGGAATAACTTTGTCTAACTTGGCCTTTACTTCATCCATAGTAAGTTTAGGACGATTGTGTGTATCAACACAGCAATAGTCGCAGTGCCAGTTACATACCCATGTAACGACTAATTCAATTTCTCGTTCTTGTGCGTGAATTGCCATTAGTGCCACCTTGCCACAACTGTGATGAATTCCTGCAATGATCCTGGATGTACCTTATCGCCGTGTTCATTAAAGAAGTCCATCATTAAGTTTAAGTTAATCTTCTTTTGACTACGCACATCGGGCAACAATAAAAACTTAATGTGCGGGTAACGTCTAATCATTTCATGTATGCTTCCGTCTAGGAAGTTTGTGTTTGTAACTACCAATCCATAGGATACATGATTTAATTGTAAGTCTGGAAACTCTATGTCGTCTGGTAAGTACTCAACACAGTGATAGTGTATCTTACCAAACTCATGTACCAAAGGCATATGACGTTTAAAGAACAGTCCATTAGTTAGTAAATCAATCACACAACCTTTGTCTTTGAGTATTTTAATAATATGTTCTAGTTGATCACGCTTTAGTAGTCCTGGCTCACCTCCACCAAAGGTAACTTCTGTACCTGGCTCAATAGCCTCTACTCTACGCAGAACTTCCTCGTAAGGTAACTCTGGACGATTGTGTGTGTCTGCTACACAATAGTCACAGTGCCAATTACACTTATAAGTTAAAGGAAGTTCTATCTCTTTCATCTCAATGCTTTTAGTTTCCGTATATCATTTACTTCTCTACAGGTTGTAATCAAATGTATGTAACTGTTTGGATCAATCTTATCTTTAAACTTTTGATAAACCTTAAATCCATTTGCTCTACTTAATCCTTTTCCAATTACATTGTCTGCACCAAATATCAAAAACTTTATGTCTGGATACTTGTTGATATAGTATTCTAATCTGTCCGCAGTATCATCTGTTATCACAAGTTGAAAGTCTATCTTAGAACGATCAACATGTTCTGGAATCCATATCTCTTCATCATCTAAGTGTTCGCTACAGTGATATAGAAAACTATCTGGGATATGGCAAACGTTTTTATGTTTCTTAAAGAATGTTCCGTTAGTGTTTACATTAATGAAACAACCTTTGCTTTTTAATTCTGTTAGCAACCATAGCATTACTTCTTTATTAAGTGTACCCGGTTCTCCTCCTGTAATGGCTACATCGCTGTTAGGAGGAATGGCCTGTACCTTACGCTGTAAGTCTTCTATGGTTACATCTGGACGATTGTGTGTATCTTCTGAGCAGTAGTTACAGAACCAATTACATTTATATGTAACATAAAGAGTATAGGAGTTTGCGCCATCCAAGCCGCCTTGGAAGAACTCATAGTTGTCGTGTAAGTTATTCCCAGCAGTCATATATTTTTCCATTCTGTGTAGTGCCAAAGATATGTTCATAGACTGTATTAAACTGCCTTTGATAGTTTTTTCTATCCTCATAGTCAAACACGGGACTTACTGAACTCACAGTTACATCTTTGTCGTTGTGTTCTGCTAGTGCTAACATCAATTGATGTTGATATGCCTTGCCACCGTAGTAGCCCAACTTGTGTAGTCCAAGTGTGCGTTCTCTATCGTAGATTACATCTGTGGTCATAAACACAATTTTAGACTGTGTTGTCATTTTCTTTAATGCTTCGATAGATAGTGCGTGTGGTATGATTGCCTGTACATAAAATCCATGTACATATAACTTTTCTTTTATTACACCTTTGCTAGTAAATGTACTAGGATCGTCTGGATAGCCTTTATATGTTGAGTTGTACAACAAGATATCAATTGTATCTAAGTCTTGTGTAATGCTATTGAACTTAGTTACTGCATCTTCTGCTGTTAAGAAAGTTAGCGTAGCATCTGTGTCATCGTTAGTTCTGTGAGAAAGCACACGGACAACATGTCCATCTGCCTTTGCTTGTCTTACAAAGTCATTACCAAATCGACCAAAGGTTCCACCGCCTACGACTATAATATTCATTTGTAGTATCCTTTGCGGTAAAAATTTACTTGATCAATCTTAGGACCTTCTTCGGGTCGTAGTTTAATGTCTTTGATTTGTTTCTCTACACCATCGCAGATATAGTAGTGCTTGCAGTTTAAGCAGTCCTTTGTTTTGTAATAGGTACGGTTACGTTTAAATGCGGCCGCATCATACATTGCCTTGTGTGGGTCTGCTCGGTACACGTCTGGGTCTATGTCACCATTGTACACAGCAATGTTCCAATCATAAATGTCATATATGTGTTGGTAGTAGTTGCATACGTACTGCTCGTATCCTTTCATAAAGCAATACGGCGTGTAACGAACGTTAAGTTTAGGAACACTATCCTTTAGTAAATCTATTGCTTGATGTACGTAAGGAGTTACTTCTCCGTAGTCGATAGTTTCCTGTATGCCTGCATCGTCCCAGTAGTTAAGAGTTAAGAAGTTAACTTCAAACGGCTTTAGTTCGTTAACTAATTGAACAAACTTAGTTGGCAAGTTCTTATAGTTCTTATGTGTTACTGTACAATTAACACGCACAAGAACACCTTGCTCATGTGCATTGTGTATTGCTTGGATAATGTTTTCAAAGCCCTTGCGATGCCCAACTAGTATGTTGTGGCTTTCTTTATCGTAACCGTGTACACTGAACAGTATTTCATCTAAGCCGTGTTCTTTACTCTTACGCAAGAACTCCTTGTCAGCAAACTTGTAGCCATTACTTAGACAACTAATCTTTAAGCCTTTGCTTTTACAATAGTCAAGAATGTCAAACCATTGTTTGTGTATGCTAGACTCACCGCCACTCAAGTCAACTTCTTTAATGCCACAGGCAACGAGATAGTCAATACGTTGTCGTATGACTTCAAACTCAGTTACTTCATTTAACTGTGTTTTGTAATAACAGAACTCGCAACGATAATTGCAATGCGTACCAGTATCTAACTTAGCACGTTCGCAAATAGGTTCGTCACGGTCTATCTGTAACTTGTTGCTGAGCTCGTTGTATAGTCTCACGTTCTATCTCTTCGTACTGTTGATCTACTGGATCGGGGTTAGCAAAGTAAGCCTTCTTACTTGCGGCCATTAATTTAAAACTACTAATACTTTCTTTGTAACAAGTTCTGCTAAAACTACTACAATGTTTTACACAAATGCTTTGGCTATCGAAGAACTTGTATCTAATAGGATCTGTTAGTGCATCCTTTAATGATGTATTATGTA